AAAGGGTTTAAATTTCCACTTACATCAATATTAGAAAATGAAGCATCTGATCCATTTATAATACCTGTTCCACCACCGCCACCGCCACCACCGCCACCGCCACCGCCACTGCCACTGCCATTTATTAAATTATCTAAAATATATGAATTAGGTCCTTTTTTAAAAATAATATTATTATTTTCAGAAACTTCTAATAATAAATCTTTGCCATCATATGGTGTAATAGTTAAATCATCACTATTAATAGATTTTACAGTTTTTGAATACATTTTCCAAGATTTATTACTAGAATTAAAATTATGTAAACTCATATAATATATTAATATATATAATATATATTAAATAATATATATTACAATTTGTTTGTTTTTCAATATTTTATGGAGTAGCATCAGGTCTATAAAGTTCTTGCAATAAAATATAATTACCGTTAGACTCTTGAATACCAAAAGCAGTGTCAATAGTATCATTAGCAGGACAATCTCTTCTATAAAAGAGTTTGTAATATACAGTAGTTATAGAACCTCCGAGATGATCTAAAAATGTTCCATTATATATATTATTAATTGTAACACCCATATTTGAACCAAGGCTTACATCCTCGAAAACAATTGTAGAATAAGTAATTCCGTCAGTTCCTCTTTTAACTTGAAAACTTAAAGTTTGGTCTGCTTCTGGTGAAGCAGTATATTTAACTTTATATTCTATTTTAATATATGAATGAGGACTTAATGCAGTTCTGCTAATATCATATCCGTCAGCAGCTACAAAAGTATTTGAATTTGTGGTAGTTCCAAGATATGATATAAGAGGTGTCTTTTTAAATGTAAAAGTATTGAATGAAACAGGGACTTGTGAAATATTATTTTTGGGTAAAATATTTCCTATAACTTCTAGTTTACCACCGCTCAAAGTCCATACATTTGAATTATATAACAAGCTAGCATATCCATCTCCTAATTCTAAACCTGCATTACTAGCTTGGACAGCTGATGATGATCCTGAAGCAATCTTTATTTTTATATCTGAAATATCAAGATTACTAGAATGAATAGTTGTTGTATTACCACGAACTATTAAATCTCCTAAAATTACAACTTGTCCGGATGCATCAGATGTATTGCCGTTTGCATCTATTGCAAATGGATCAATAACAAGTTCATGAAGATTAACAGTGCTATATATTTTGCCACCTTTATTTCCTGTTCCAATTATTATTCCACCTTCGCTTGTAATTGTTCCTGATACATCTAAGTTACTTGTTAAGTGTAATGACCCTAAAGTTGTTGCAGCTCCACTTGAAGAAGTAATAACTCTAAGACCACCAATAAAAACATTACTTGCACTAATATCAATATTGCCATTATTACATAAATCAATTACTGATGCGGTATTAGATGTTGTTAATGTTAATTTACTACTAGCTGTTCCTGAACGTAATTTTGAACCTGTAAAAATATATTTATCAGTTTCACGATTAAAAATAAGGTCTGACATTCAATATTTTTATAATAATATTAAATATATTAAATTTCATATTATACCTTAAAACAATTTTTCTAAATTCTTCTTAAATTCTTCTTAATAAAATATTGGAGGACAAATTAACATTTATAATACCTTGCTCTTCATTGCTATTATTATTTTTTAACTTATATTTTAAATAGTATTTTTTAGTTCCATTGCTTACATTTTCATCCAAGTAGCTAAAACTATATGGAATTGTTAAACCACCGGTTGCATTTATAGGTCCTAAATCAGTGCTTTGTGAAATCAAAGTTAGGTCTCTCCATACTTCAATAGTTATTTGTTCATTAAAAGCATAGCAACAATATAAATTTAAATTAATATTGATTTGTACACTGCTATTTAATACATCAATTGTATTGAAAAGAAGAGCACTCAAATCTTGTATATCAGAAGTTGTTGTTGTGAAATTAGAATTAGTGAACATTATTTTATTAGAATAATAAAATGTGCTATCAATCTCTCTTAATATAATACTGCTTGAACCTGAAGATTGGGAAGTTTTAACATTTATAATTCCTTGCTCCTCTGTGCTATTATTATTTTCTAATTTATATTTTAAATAGTATTTTTTTTGACCACCATTTAAATTTTCATCTAAATATGTTATACTATAAGGTATAATTAGACCTCCGGTGGCATTCATATGTCCTAACTCTTTGCTTTGCGAAATCATACTTAAATCTCTCCATACTTCAACACTTATTCTCTCATTAAAAGCATAAGAACAATATAATGAAATATTAATATCAACAATAACAGATCTATTATTAGATGTATTAATTATACAAAATAATGTATTACTTAAATCTTGAATTTCATTTGTAGATGTTAAAAAAGAATTATTACTAAATAATGATTTATTAGTAACATTTAGATTAGCAGTAATACCTGTAATTCCTTCTAACGCATTAATTTGTAGCGATAGATTATTATAAGAATCATTTAATGTATTTATTTGATTTGTTAAATTATGAATACTTTTTCTACCAATATATTTATATACACTTATAACAGGTTTATTACTATTAGTAATTCTATAAATACCATTGCGTATATTTTGCTGTGCTAAATTGTTATAATCTGCGAAGAATAATATTCCATTCATAAAATTATAAACCCAATTACCTCCTTCATTTCCAAATGGTAAATTATGTAAATTACTAGCTTGTGTCAATGATAATTCCGTAAAAATTTGATATAAATATGGAAATGTAAGAGCATTACCGTTTAAAACATCATAATAAGATTTATAATTATATTGTAGTGAATCTTCTAAAATGTTTTTAGAATTTAAATCTAATTTATACCATGATGCTCCATAATTAGTATTTTCAGTATTATATGTTTGTTCTAATTTAAGAAGTTTAAATCTTCTAATAGTTCCTGTGCTATCATCTACAATACTGCAATTAAATTTATTTTGCACATCTTGAGAATAAGCAATAAAATCGGAACTTTGTAATCCTACTTCATTTGCACTTCTAACAATTCCAGATATATCGAAATCAGGATATTGTGGAATGCTTTCCAAAAGTATTGATTCACTAAGGGAATAGCTATTAAATTTTGTTTTTAATTCTTCGTAAAAATTTAAATTGTCTGATGTAGACGGAAACCCTAATGTTTGTTTAAGAATAAAATCTAATTTTTCCTTATCATCAAAATTTTCACTATCAGACATAATATTAATTATTCTAATTAAAATTAGCACTATTTATTTATTATAATATTTGTAATACTATATTAATTAATTAAATTATTAATTAAATAGTTAATTAATTAAATAATTAGTTAATTAAATAGTTAATTAAATAGTTAATTAGTTAATTAGTAATAATTTGACGCAGTTCCATTTACTGATACATTATGCATAAAGCTATTTCTGATTTGAATTTCCATTAAAATATTTGTTAATACATATAAATGTAGGCTTTGATAATTGTTTGCTTTCGGATTAACAATATAATCATCATATAGAAAATCTAATGTATTAAAATTACTTGTTAATATATTTTTAATAGTATATGCAAATTCAGAATTATGATAATTCTGAATATCATTATAAATAATTCTTAGTCCATATATATCATATGGAACCTTATTTTTTTGTATTTTTTTAATAATTCGCGCACCTGATTTAATGCGACTTTCATAATTAATAATAATATTATTATTGTTATATAACAGCTCTTTATCAATAACTTGAATTATTTTATTACTATTAATAGTTAATAGTATATTCGAGAGATTTAAAAAATTACAAACTATAAAAACAAGATTGAGCATAATATATATGTTAAATAGTGTATATATGTTAAATAGTGTATATATATAAAATGTTAAATAGTATATTTTGATTTAAATATTTTTTTTATTATTTAAATAATGTTACAAAAATTGAGAGATTTATATGATAATGATAGTTTACCTAATTTATTATTATATGGAAATAATTTAGTAGGTAAGAAAACATTGCTTGAAGAGTTATTAATTTATATATATAAGTCAAATGAAAATATAGAAAATAATACATTAATTTTAAATTGTAGCCTAGGCAAAGGCAATATTAAATTTATTAGAGAGAATTTGAGATTTTTTGCAAATACAATTACTCATAAAAATATTACGAATTTCAAATCAATAATTTTATTAAATGCTGATAGTTTAACACTAGATGCTCAATCAGCATTACGCAGATCAATAGAAATATATAATCATACTAAATTTTTCATAGTTACTGCCAATAAATCTAAAATAATAAAACCAATATTATCAAGATTTAGCGAAATATATTGTAATGAAAAAAATATGAATGTTATTTATAAATCATTGAATAGTAATATAATAAATAATAATAGTAATAGTAATAAGATCAATAATAAAGTTCTATTAATTATAAAGAATTTAGATAGCAAGCTAGAAACTATAAATGATACTATTATGAAAAATGTCTTATTATTAGAACATAGTTCATTAATATATAATAAAGGAATAAGTGCTAATAATTTATTAGATTATTTTACAGTCAAGTCTAATTTCAAGACAGATTATTACAAATTTTTGTTTTTTTTTAATATTTATAAGAGAGAAATACGTGTAGAGGAATATTTAATATACATTGTATTATATTTTTATAGCAATGCTATAAATATTGATTTTTCAATATTAAATGCTAACTAACTATTATTTTAGTTTAACTATTATTTTAGTTAAAATTAGATATTTAAAATAAATTTTTAAATTATAAAAATGGATGATTTTAATCTTTCAACAATAATTGAATCTAAAAATGAGTGGTGTGCGCGATTAACAAATACATTAACTCCCTGTATAATTGAAGGTCTGCGGTCAATATTTACAGAAGCCTATGATGTATGTTTAGAAAATAGTGAAGAAACAAAATATTTAATGACATTCCAAAATTTTTTGAATAATATTCCAAAATGGAGTTCTGAGATTGTTGAAAATGAGAAACAGCGCATAATTACATCGAGCGCTTGTAACTATTTAGAAGATTTGATAACGTGTGTTCATATTACACAATTGAAGTCGCTTACCTCAACACGTGTAGGTTTAAAGCAAAAAAAAATAAATATTGATATACCAGACCTTCATAAATTTATACACAAGACTTATATAAATGTTGCGCGAAAGATATATGTAAACATATATTTATTTGAAAAGAATATAAAGCCATTACAAGTTCAGAAAAACAATAGAGAGTTAGAGTTGTTGATTAAGGAGTGTATTTTGAATACTATTAGAGAGAGTATACCAATAGAACATATATTGCAAATGTATTTAGATGAAACTTTGGAAACAGATGTTGAAATAGAGGAGAAAAAGGAGGTAATAACGGATAAAGAAGCGCTAGAAAAAAACAAGAAAGCAAAAGAAAAGAAGGAATTAGATAAAATTAAGCAAGAAACGGCGGAAAAATTGAAAGCCGAGAGTAAGGTTAACTTAAAAAACACTATTTTAAATGCCAATAAAGATTTAAATGAGAATAATGTATTAGAGACTGAAAATAATTTAGATACTATTATTGATAAAAGTAAGGTTACTGATATAGGGTCAGACACTGACACAGAGACAGAAACAGAAACAGATACAGATAATAATTATAAGCTAAAGATAGATAAAAAAGACAAATCTAAATTTGAACTCGATGTCCAAAATTTGAGCGAAGATCCTGATAAATTAGATTTAGATATATTAGATTTAAATACAGAAATAAGTGATAGTGAAAGTATTTCTTTAGATATAGAAGAATTAACTTAAATGATAAATAATAATTAATTCGTTATATTTATAAAATTCATTTATGTTTATAAATTAAATGAATTTTATATTGCCTACATTATCTATAAGTATTATGTATGTAATTTTTAAAATTATAGATACTAAATATATAACAAAAGATAACATATCTATAAAAATAATATCTAAAGATGGTCTTGTTGTATTTTTATGCGGAGCTATTTCAATGTTTCTATTAGAAAAATTTGACTTTAGTCATATGACTGGAGGCTCTAAAGAAGCCTTGACTGCTTTTACAAATGTACCTGACTTTTAAATCCTTTTTTTATATTATATAAAATGTTATTTTATATTATATAAAATTATTATACCATAATAGGTAAATTATCAATATTAAAAATTTCTTGAACATTGTTAATATTTTTTTTTGCGATTTTATAACTATCAAATGTGGGTTTAAGTAATACATTTTGCGGTGTATGCTTATGAACTGTTCTAGCAATCATTTTATATAATTTAAAATCGGGATATCTCTCTGCTCCGTTATTTTTATACAATATATTTTTATTATTGTCATCAAAAACCCATTCAATCATTATTTTTTTAATAGGAGACTTTAATTTTTTTATGTCATCTAAGTCGTCAATAAAATAATCAAATAAGCTACAGCCTAATCTGCATAAATCGAAGCTATAATTGGGTCCAATAATAGGTTTAGATTTATTCAAATAAGGTTCACAATTATATTGCGAGGTTGCGTCGCCTGTTTCTGAATAACTATCACTACAAACAAAATTGTTTTTGAATTTGTAAATGGCTCTTCCAAAATCAATTATTTTGTATATTTTACCAAAGGTAGGGACTTTATAGTGTGTATTGTTATATTTATAATATAAATATTTTTTTGGTGTACTTATGTATACAATATTATTCGTATGTAAATCATTATGCGTAAACTCAAATACTTTTTGATATGTAATTAATGTAAATAATATTTGTATTATTATAGACTCCCATTCATTGTCTTTTATTTTATTATTTACTATATAATCATCTAAAGTATTTTCGCAACATTCTAATATTATCATTTCAACAGGTATTTTATCAATTGTGCAAAATATTTCTTCGCTATTAAAGCTTGATTCGCTACTTTCATCATCGTCTGTGCTACTATTTACTGAATTAGTTAAGTCAGTATTTGATGATCTAGAAGAACATGTATCTGAACTATTTGTATCATTAATTCCTGTATTTGTATTTGTATTTGTATTGCTATTTGATGTTTTTTTATTATTTACTAAAATATCTAAATTTTCATAGGTTAATGTTAGTTCTAAATTAGCATTATGTGTTTCTTCAATAATAACTTCATTTGCTATAATAATTTCTTCTTCAATTGGACAATCAGGGGCTATAGTTAAATCGCTTATATTTAAATCGCTTATATTTAAATCGTCATCTGCTTTACCTAACACTAAAGGTTTCTTATATTTTTTAGTATTGTTAAATAAATTAAATATTTTTTCATTTTCATCAAAAATGAATAAACTATTTTTGTGCTTATGAAAATAGTCCGACTCATTTAAATATTCTAAATCTTCTGTGACGTTATATTTAAATTTATTTTTTATGCCTAAAAAAGCACCGTAATAGTCTAAACCATTATAAAAATTATAGTTGTTTAATAAACAACTTGATAAAAATGAAAAAAATCCATCAATATATGCTGAATTATTAGGATCTAATATTTTTTTATAAGTAGCACTATATTCGGAGTTTGCATCTAAATTAGTATTATCTATAAATTTAGGTAATTCTAAAATATTATAGTTATTTTCATATTTTCCTATCATATATTTAACAGGATCAATAAGAGGACTATATTTTACAAATACTTCTTTGTTAAATTTGTTATTGCATATATCTGTAATTGTTGCTAAAAATTTATTATAATTTATTTTTTCTAAAATTAATTCTAATTTATACTTATTATTCAAATTTATAGCATTATAATTACTACTATTTAAGTTAAAAAAATTATTGTATAATGGAAAATAATTTTGCGAATTTTCTATATGTAAAAAATCACTATTATTAAAGTTCTCAAATAGCTGTTTATTGTTATTTTTTTTATAGTTTATTTCCATTTAATAAATAACAAATACTTATTTTTTTAATTTATAACACAAATAAATATATTAAACTATTAATTAACTAAACTATTAAATTAAGTTTAAATAGTAAACTATTAAATATAGCTAATAAATATAAGTTATTTAGTAATGACATTAGAATTAAAAAAATTTGATATTAAATCTATAAGTTTTAGACCAGATGAAAATAAAGGACCCGTTATTGTGTTAATAGGACGTCGCGATACCGGTAAAACTTATTTAGTACGAGATTTGCTATATTATCATCAAGATATTCCAATAGGGACAGTAATTAGCGGAACAGAAGCAGGTAACGGTTTTTATGCCGAGCATGTTCCTAAATTATTTATTCACGATGAATATAATACTGCTATTATTGAAAATATTTTGAAAAGACAGAAGACGGTAATGAAGCAGATAAAAAAAGAAGTCGAAGTTTATAAAAAATCGAATATTGATCCACGAGCATTTGTTATATTAGATGATTGCTTATATGATGGAAGCTGGACAAAAGATAAGATGATGCGTCTCCTATTTATGAATGGTCGGCATTGGAAAGTGATGTTGGTCATCACAATGCAATATCCTTTAGGTATTCCTCCAAATTTGCGCACGAATATCGACTACGTTTTTATATTACGCGAGCCATATATAGCAAATAGGCGGCGTATTTATGAAAACTATGCGGGTATGTTTCCAACCTTTGAGAGTTTTTGCCAAGTTATGGATCAGTGCACAGAAAATTATGAGTGTTTAGTGATCAATAATAACGCCAAATCGAATAAATTACACGACCAAATTTATTGGTACAAGGCAGAACATCATAAAACATTCAAACTCGGCTCAAAAGAATTCTGGGAAATCAGTAAAAATATGGACTCCGATGACGACGAAGAGATGTATGACCCTAATAGTAGAGATAAAAAGAAGGGCCCCAAAATTAATGTGCGCAAAACTAAATGGTAACGCGTTGCTTCCATAATCTTGCTTCTAAATTATATAAACAACAACAACGATTTAAAGACTAATTACATTATTATAGTATAATATGACTTCTCTCGACATTGTTAATTTAATAACAAATAACCCTATTACAAAGCTTAATGCTAACAATAACAATAAATTATTAGAAAAAGTGAAAGCTAACTTTACAGAAATGGAGCAACAATTATTTATATCTAGTTTTTATACTTATTTAAATTATGATAAAACTGCAGATTTTATTGTAGATCTAGATGATATTTGGAGATGGTTGGGATTTAATAAAAAATTTAATGGTATTAGGTTGTTAGAAAACTTTTTTGTATTAAACAAAGATTATAAGAAACTTGCTCCTCCGCAAGGAGGAGCAAGATTAAGTAGCTATGGTGGTCACAATATTCAAAAATTTTTTTTAAATATTAAGACCTTTAAATCATTATGTTTAAAGGCACAAACAAAAAAAGCAGATGAAATACACGAATACTATATTAAGTTAGAAGAATTAATTAATGAAGTATTAGAAGAAGAAGCATTAGAAATGAAAAATAAATTACTAATAAAAGATAATGAGCTTATTACAAAAGAAAAGCTTATTACAAATGCTATTCAAGATAAATTAAAAGCAATTGAAAAAACTATTGTTTCACAATTTCCTGTAAATTGTGAATGTATTTATTTTGGAACTATTGATAATTCAAATACTGAAGGAGAGAAATTAATAAAATTTGGACATAGCAATAATCTCTCTGTGCGATTACAAGACCATCATAAAACGTATGAAAATTTTATTCTTCGTGATGCTTTCAAAGTTCATAATAAGCAAGAAATTGAGAATGCTATTAAAACAAGCTCTAAAATTAGAAAACATTTACGCACCATTGAAGTAGATGGAAAAAATAAAAATGAAATATTAGCATATGATGAAACCAACTTTACAATTCTTTGTCTCTCAAGATATATTAAAAATATTATTTCTGAAAAATCATATAGTATTGAAAAATTTAATATTTTAGTAGAAGAAAATCAAAAATATAAAGCAACATTAGAGCAATTAAGTGATGAAAATGAAAAATTGAGGGTTCTTAACAATGAATATATAGAAAAAAATGAAAAATTAGAGCAAGTTCTTGCATCTATTACAAATAATTATGAAAATAATAATGAAATCATCAATGTAAATAATGATGAAACTAATATAATAAGTGCTGAACTTAAAAATAAGTTTGATAAATTTATTGATGAGTGTTGTTTTCTTCATAAAGAGGTAGAGGTAGCTTCAACAACTATTGTAGGGCAATTTCGTATTTATAATAGAGAGAAACCTACAAAACTCGTATTTAGCATGTTTAATACATATATGAGAACACGATTTTTAGCATGTCGCATTAGTGGTCAAAATAAGAATCAAGTTGTTCATGGATTTAAAGGAATAAAGCTAAAAGACATTGTATATAAAAAAAGCAGTAGTTCAAATGAAGTAGAAAATTTTATTTTTGAAAATTGCATTTTCTCTCCCGAAGGTCGCGCTTCAATTAATAAAATTGTAGAAGAATTCATAAATTATAAAAAGAATAATAGTTTATTAATCAATAATAATGAGGACAAAGATGTTAAAAATTATTTAAAAAATTGTCAATATATTCTCGGTGGGCCGATCCGCCTACATAATATAAATGCTACATTTGAGGGTTATTACGGTATTAGTTTAAAAAATGACTATTATCAGGAAGCTAGAGATGACCAAATTGCGACTAGTGGTAAAAAAGTTCAAAAAATAGACGCTAGCACTAAAAATATATTAAATAATTGGACCACAATAGCAAAAGCAGCAATTCACGAAGATTTCTCTCCGGCTAAAATGAGCAGAGCAATCAAAAACAACACTTTAATTAATAATGCTTATTATGTTTTAGTAAATTAATTACTAGTTGTATTCTAATATATTTTGCGACTGTTCTAACGGTTGCAAAAATATATATACACTTTGCCCATACTTAATCTTGTTTTTGCTCCTGAACGTTCAGGACCAAAAAACATATAACATAGTTTAGATATAATAAAACAATATAAAGAAAAAAAATTTTTATCTTATTACTATATATAGAAATGTCAAAAAAGTATTATGATCCATTAAAAAAAAAGTATTATGGTCAATTAGAATTAACAAGTGAGGAAGCAAAGAGAGCCCTTGCAGCTAATCTGCCTGTGACACCTGTGCCCGTTTTTCCTAGTTTATCTGGACTAGAGACACGACTACCACCAACATCCGATCTTGAACCTATAAAGTGGGCTGAATCGACAAGAGTTGAGGCAAGAACTAAGGCGGTTGCTGATAAACTTAAAGCTTGCGATAAACTGCAAGCCGAAATTGATGATCTTACAAGATATAAAAATTATGTTGCATTAATTCGAAAACAACAACAAGAGGGCTGGTTACCTGCAAATTGTCTTCTACCTCCATATCCATCTAAAGAAGAACGAACATCTAAAGAAGAAAGAAAATCTAAGCGACGAACTCATTCAGCTCATGGTGGCAAAAGAAGAAAAATAAGAAGAAGAAAAACAAAGCGCGCTAAAAACTAAATAATCATTTTTATTATATTTATTAACCGCTTTAAATATAATAAAAAACAATATAAAGAAAAAAAGCGCAAAATTAGAAGTCATCACCAAATTCGAAAGTGTTTAGTTTAGAGTTTTTAGTTGTAAGCGAATACTCACTTACGCGGTCTTCGAAAAAATTGGTTTTAGTTTCAATGCTAATGTTTTCCATCCAATCAAACGGATTTTTGCTTTCATAAATTTTGTCACCTCCTAATTGAACACTTAACCGGTCAGCAACAAATTCAATATATTGTTTCATTAATACTTGATTCATACCAATTAATCTGCATGGAAGCGAATCGTTAATGAATTCGAGCTCAATAGCTACAGCTTCGCTAATGATTTCGTGAATCTTTTGCTTTTTAAGTGGTTTTTCTAATTTGCTATGTAATAATACAGCAAATTCGGTATGTAATGCTTCATCGCGCGATATCAGCTCATTTGAAAATGTTAATCCAGGCATTAGTCCGCGCTTTTTTAACCAATAAATAGCGCAAAAAGCTCCAGAGAAGAAAATACCTTCAATACAAGCAAACGCAACAAGGCGAGTAGCAAAATTGGATTTTTTATCATTAATCCACTTTATAGCCCATTGACCTTTCTTCTTAATGCATTCATATTCATTTAGCGCATTAAATAATTTGTGCTTTTGTTCTTTGTCTTTAATATATGTATCAATCAATGTGGAATACGTAATAGAGTGAATATTTTCCATAGCAATTTGTAGCCCGTAAAATGCTCGAGCCTCGCTTAATTGAACTTCGCCCATAAAACGAACACCTAAATTTTCTAACACAATTCCGTCACTAGCAGCAAAAAATGCTAAAATCATAGATACGAAATGTTTTTCGTCATCATTTAACGTCTCCCAATCTTTATTGTCTTTTGAAAGGTCAATTTCTTCTGCTCTCCAAAACAAATCTTCTTGTTTTTTATACATTTTCCAGATGTCTTGGTCCTTAATTGGAAACATAACATAACGATTAACGTCTTCTTGTAATAGAGGCTCCACGAAATTTTTATTCATTCTAAATAATATATGTCTATATTTTTATATAATTTTAATAAATGTTATTTTATATTTTTAATTTTATATTTTAAATTTTATATTTTAAATTTTATATTTTAGCTATATTTTTGTAATAAAAAATCATCTATATATAATTTATATGGCTCATAGTTTTGGGGGTTCTATTGCTAAGTATGATATAGAAATTAAAGATATATTACGACGAAACGCAGATAACGAGCAAAATTATATAGATCAATATATAGTATTGAAAGAATTTATGCCAAAAAGCGGTAAAAGTTATAAAAAAGACCTTTTACAAATATTAGAACAGCGTAATTTAGAGTTAAAATATAAATTACAAATTAAAGAAAGGCAAAATGAAGCATTACTAGTAGTTTTAGAATATTTGAATACTTTAGTAAAAAATAAGCACTGTAAATTAACTATTCAAGAAATCGTTGATAAAATTACATTATTAGAAAATGAAATCAAAATGTTACGCAATATTATTTAGAGAAATTAAATAAAAATAAAAATATAAAGGCGAGAATAAAATAATATAAATAGAAATTATTTTATTTTATTCTTATATATTATTATATATAAGTATGAAAAATAGATATTCGAATTCAAAGTTGAAAAAAGATATTAACAAAAAAATATTTAGTAATAATTTACTTAATAATAAAATCATCAATAATAAAATAACATTGTATGTAGTAACTGCAATAGCATTATTTTCACTATATATACATATAACACGTTCTCACTTTAGTGCTATTCTATTATTTTTCTTAACGGCAGGTCTTGTGTATACCTTTACTAAAAATATGACTATTGTTTTAGGAGCAGCTTTTATAGTAACAACTATTGCTTCTCTCTCAACAGATGTCTTTGGTTTCAAAGAAGGTTTTAAAGAAGGCAAAGATGAAGAAGATGAAGACGAAGAAGTCAAAGAGGAAGAGGAAGAAGAAGAAGATAAAGATAAAGAAATCAACAACTCTACAACACAAAAAGCAAAGGCCGGTGCAAAGGAAACCGCAAAGGCTGCTGCAAAACAAGCAGCAAAGGATGCAGCATTTAACAATCAAAAATTATCTCCGGCTTTATTTAATTCACCAAGTAAAAAGAATGTAGAACAACAATTAGGAAAAGCAACAGAAGTTGAGCAAGCATATGATAATTTAGAAAAAATTATGGGATCAGAAAAGATTAATTCAATTTCAACAGAAACTAAAGATCTTATTAAGCAACAAAATGAATTAATTAAACAATTAAAATCAATGACACCTGCGTTAAATAGTGCGATGGCTTCTTTAGGCGGCTTAGATTTAAATAAACTAACAGGAATGTTTAATAGTGCCACAAAAAATTTATCAGAGATAAAAGAATAATAATAATGTTATTTACTATTTATATTATAATTATTTATATAAATAGTAATGCCGCATAATTTTATATACATTATTAATAAGAAATTACATAATCATAAATATATAACATATACAATCTTATTTTATCTTGTGATAATACATTCGTTTTATTGTTTATATATTAATTTATATAATAATAATTATATAGAAATTTTCATATATTTTTCATTAATCTTGTTGTTTTATACGAAATATAAAAATTTTAGTTATTTTATTGGTTATCCTTATATATTAGCTACAAGTTATTTTATCCAAAATAACATTAAAGAAAACCTTACTTTACGTGAAAAAGCTCAATCTAGAAAGGATAATATAGAATCAGAATTAGAAGATAATCAGAACGAAGAGGAAGAAGCTACTCCTTGTGAAGCTTATATAGTGAGAAGGTTAACACAAAGAGATTTAAATATGACTACTGCTAGAAATAATACTAATCCTCCGAGACAACAAACAGGTACTACATTATCTCTACCAAGTTCACCTCCACCAATTGATTCACAATTAATCGAATAATATGCATTAATATTATATATATGTATTTTTTTATAATATTTATTTATTATAATATTAATGGCTAAAAAGTGTGCTCCTGGAATATTGTGTATAGAAAATTATACATTACTATTTTTTACTTTTTTAATTTTTGTAATTTTGTATTTTATGTATATTAAATATACAAAAAATTTAAATTCATATTCTAATTCATATGTCAATAATAGTTGTAATAATAATGATAGTTCTTATACAAGACCGATTTTAGGAAATGGATATAATAATAAAGAAAATGATGTATTATTGAACCCATATAGTGCTCCAATGCGTGATGACAGAATTTATAATAATACAAATTATAATGGACCCAAATTAGCTATTAATATTCCTACACAGTCAATAAATACAAACTATAGACAAATAGGAATATTAACTCGTGTAAATGGCCCAGAAACTATTTTACCATTATTAGGAAGACCCTTATTTACAAATAAAGATAAATGGAACTTCTATACAATGAATGATAAGAATGGTATGATTAAATTACCAATACGCTTTAAAAATAAGAGTTGTACCGCTTGTCAAGGTTGCGATAATGTATATAGTGGAGATACAGTATATGTTGAAGGATATTCAGATATATTTAGAGTTACTGTTTATGATAATAATACATTAGAATATATTCCAAATTTATAAATATATATTTATATAAAATATAAAATATAAAATATAAAATATAAAATATAAATTATAAAATATAAAATATAAAATATAAATTATAAATATGTATTTATATAAATTATAATTAATGGCTTTTACTAGATTTTTTGACGATCCATGTAGAATTCAAAAGTATTTAGAAGAGTCTACAACTATTGGGAATTATAATATGAATGTTCCAGGTAATGGAACAAGTCCAACATATTTTAATGATCCATATGTAAAAATACAAAAATGGGGAGGAAATTTATCTTCAAATAAAACAGATTTAGAGAGCGAATTGTTTAAATTACATAGAAAATTAAATAGAGATAGTATTAAAGAAAATAACTATGTGGATTATTTAAATAATAATGCTATTTATAACACAAATAACACAAATAATATAAATACTAATAATAGTGAAATAACAGGACAATCGCGTGTATCGCATCCCGCGTGGATATATAGAGAGATTAACAATTTTAATAAATTGAGCAATAATTATTATGTTCCAAATAATTTTAAATATTTACATTTAAATCCCCAAACAAATGTATGTATACCTTTTCATAATAATATAAGTTCAAGAATGTTACAAAAAGATTATTATGCTTTAAGTAATAATTATGATAGAGAAAAAAGAATTACAAATGAATAAAATTACAATATAATTTTATTATTTAGAAACTTGTTTAAAGTAATAATATAATATATTATTTAATATTATATTATACTAAATAATATGGCGGCACTAGCTATACCTATAATAGTTCTTGGAAGCATATTTATATTATCAGAACAAGAGAAAAAAGATAGTATTAAAAATTCAGCACAACAAGAAATACAGAATAATCGCAACTTTTTTTTAAATAACGATTCCAATACAAACACGAAGGCAGCTATTATTACAAATAATAACAGAACAGAAGGATTTTCTAATAATAATTTTCAGACTCGAGAGTCTACTTATAACAGCAATGCATATAATAATACTAATAATAATGTGAATTTATTATCAGGACAGCAAACAACAGCCCAGCAATTTAAGCATAATAATATGCAGCCATATTTCGGTGCTAAAATTAGAGGTCCTAGTGTCGACATAAATAACACCGAATCAATTATGGACTCTAAACAAGGAGCAGGTAGTCAAAATTTTTCAAAAGCAGAAATAGCCCCATTATTTAGGCCCGACGAAAATTCACACCACCCCAACGGAACACCCAATAATAGTGATTTTTTTCAATCAAGAATGAACGAATCAATGAAAATGTCAAATGTTACGCTATGGGAACCGCAAAGAGTTGGTCCTGGTCTTAACTTGGGTTATGGTTCACAAAATTCTGATGGATTAAATACCGGAGGCATAGAAGGTGGTGGCGGATTTAATTCGGGTATGATGTCGCGCGAAAGTTGGATGCCTAAATCAGTGGATGATTTACGTGCTGAAAATAAACCAAGAACAACATTTGATTTAAATGGTCATCAAGGCCCTGCTATATATCCTATTAAAATGCAAGGTCCAAATAATAAAATAGGCGTTGTTGAGAAACATTTACCTGAAAAATCATTTGAGTCGGGACCAACACGCTGGTTTACTACAACAGGTGTCGAACAAGCCCCACCCATTAGAAGCACCCAAGTAATTCCGATGGAAAATAGAATTGACACTACTCGCGAATATTATGGTTCAGGTTCAAATACACAAAACGGACAAGCAACATATACAAATCCGGACTATGAAGAGTCTAAACGCCAAAGTTTATCGTCGCTTCCATTAACTAATGCTAGTGCAACCGGAACCAATTATGCTAATCCATCAGATTACGGATCACAGAGTTATAACATTTTACATAATAATAGAACAACACAGCAAAATACTCCAGAATTTGGAGGAGTATATGGTATGGCAAAAGCAGCAATTACACCTATATTAGATATATTTAGACCCACACGAAAAGAAAATGTAATCGGTAATCTGCGCGAAACAGGAAATGTTAATGGAGTTACTCCACAAGGTCATTTATTTAATTCTAATGATAAGACAAAAGTAACAAATAGAGAGATGACAACAGAGAAAATAGATATGAATTATGTTAATGTTCAAGGGCAAAACTACAGAGGTGACGGTTATAAAGTTACTCAACAACAAAATTATAATAACCAAAGAACTACTACAAATAAAGAATATATTGGAACAGGTGGCGATAACAACCAAGGACAGCGACTTTACAATAATGCTTATGCTCAACAAAACAATGTTAATAAGACCTACGAATCGAGAGCAAATCAAGGAAATATGTCCTTATTTAATAATTATAATAATTCTACCACTACGCGAAACGATAATATACTCCAACAAAATAGGCAGTTAGTAACTAATAACGGACAAAGTATTATACCTTCGGCTGACTTTATTGGAGAACTAAATGGAAAACAAAGTTATGATTTAAATTATAATAGTGCTAGACTAGATGGATCATTATTAAGTGCCTTCAAAAATAATCCTTATACGCAATCTCTCACAAGTGTAGCATAAAGTTATAAAAATCTCTTATTCTATTCTAATCATTAAATAAATTATTAAATCATTAGAATAATTAGAATTATTAAATATATCATTAAATAAATTAATTAAAATTAATAGTTTAACTAATCTTATTAATCAAATGTGCGGAATAACATTTATATATTCGAAAAAAAATAACAATACATTGAAACACATTTTTAATAGCCTTGAATTAATACAAAATAGAGGTTACGACTCAATGGGTATATGTTATTATAATCAAATTACATCTAATTATGATATAATTAAAAAAGCATCAACATCAAAAGATGATTGTTTAAGTCTCTTAAAAAATAAGTTTAACGAAAACGATTTAAAGGACCAAATTCATTCTAATTTTGCACTCGGACATACACGATGGGCAACTCACGGTGGAAAAACAGATGCTAATGCTCACCCTCATATATCTAATAGTGGAAGCATAATATTAGTACATAATGGAATAATTAATAACTTTTTAATTATTAAGGAATTTTTAATTTCTAAAAACTATACTTTTTATAGCGAAACTGATAGCGAAGTTATAGCTAATTTGATAGAATATTATATTAAAAGCGACAATGTATGTTTTGAAGAAGGTCTGAATAAAGCTCTTGCAATGTTAGAAGGAACTTGGGGATTAGTAATTATTTATACCAAAATTAGCGATACATTTTTTGTGTCACGTCGTGGCTCTCCATTATTATTAGCAAGTAATACTAATTATATATTATGCTCGTCTGAGATAAATGGATTTATTGGGCTAACACAAGATTATATAGCATTAAATGATAATAGTGTAGTAAAAATAAGTAATAATAATTACACATTTTTAGAAACTAATCATAATATAACTAACAATAGTTATATTAGTTATAGCATAGAAAATAGTGATTATAAAGATATATGGAATACTAAAAATCAATATACACATTGGATGTTGAAAGAAATAATGGAACAACCTGAAACAATACAAAAAGCATATAATTATGGTGGTCGCATTAATAACAATACAATTAAATTAGGAGGTCTTGACCAAATTGTTAATATAACATCATATATAGAATATATCTATTTGATTGGTTGTGGAACAAGTTATAATGCTGCACTATTGGGAGAGATTTATTTAAATGAGTTGAATAAGTTTGTAAATGTAAAATGCGTAAATGCGTGTGAATTTACCGAAAATTGCTTACCAAATATAAAAAATTATTCTACAATAATGTGCATTTTTTTGTCTCAATCAGGAGAAACAATAGATGTTTATAATTGTTTAAAGATTTGTAAAAATAAACGATGTTTAACAATGGGAATAATTAATAAAGTAGACTCATTAATAGCGCGAGAGGTAGAAAGTGGTGTATATTTAAACGCAGGTTTAGAAATTAGTGTCGCCTCTACAAAATCTTTTAGTAGTATGTTGGTTGTGTTAAGTTTAATAAGTATGTGGTTTGTTAATAATCATCATAATAATAATATGAAAATAAACAGTCTTAGATTTCTCTCGCACTCACTAAATCAAATGTTATTTGATAAGACTATTAATAATAAATTACTATCATTGAGAGACAGTATAATGAGTAAAAATTACAATAGTATATTTATATTAGGTAAACACAAGCTATATCCAGTAGCTTGCGAAAGTTCATTAAAAATTAAAGAGGTATGTTATATTCATTGTGAAGGATTTTCAGCAGGTTCTTTAAAACATGGTCCGTTTGCTTTATTAGACCACACTAATTTAACATTATTATTAATTGATAGTAATGATATTACTAATTATAATAATTTGAAATCTACATATTATGAAATAATAGGGAGAGAAACAAATCTATTTATAATAACAAATTCTCAAAATGTTATTAACGAATTAGCATTAGCAGAACATAATTATATTCTAATTAATAAATTGGACTATTATAATGAAATAGTATTTACAATAATATTACAAAAATTGGCATATGAGATTTCTATAGCAAAAGGCATAAATCCAGACAAACCCAAAAATTTGGCAAAAGTTGTAACTGTAGAATAATATGAAAAATACTTGTTATAACTTAGACATTCTTAAAATTTAAACTCCATCTACTTTGTCTAACATTATTTTCATATATATTTGGTCTTAGACTAGAGTTGTAAAATGTATTTTGATTATAGAAAATTTCATTAGCCGGATTTACTAGTGTTCTAAAATTATTTATATTAATAATATATTCATTTTGATGTATAGAACTTATTTTATTGCTTGTTTCACTTTCTAAAAAGTTATTTTCAAAATTATAATCTAACTCATAAATACTATCCAAGTTATCTCTCAACTTTTTTTGAATATAATTTCCCGGCTCGTTATTGTTAATTAATCTATTTGGAGTATCATAAAGATGAATAACGTCTTTAGAATTTAAAACAAAAAACTGTGATCTATCAACTTTTAATTCATTCAATAACACTCTATCATACATAGAATTATCTTCTAATCCCCAACCCCAATTATTAGGAAATCCATTACATTTTTCAAAATCACTACCTATTATGGAGAAAATACCACCTAAAGCAAACTGAAATCCATAAAAATGCTTTACTGTTCCGACACTCGTAATATAGTTAAAAGTATTCTTTAATGCTGGTAACGTATCAATATCATTAAAAACAAATGTAATATTTTTATAATCATTCGGATACTTGTTTTTCATAGCAATAAACCCTATATTTTTAGTAGCTCCCCTATTAAAAGGTCGCGCATCTGTTTGATGACTATAATAAATTTCATAATCATTTTTATCGTAATCTTCCATTATGTATTTCATATATATAGAAAAATGCATCTTTTCCTTTTCGCGATTTCTATAAGGAATAATAAAAATCAGTTTTGGAATTATTTGAGCCATAAATTATTATTATATTAATAACCTATATTTATATTTATATAATTGTATTTAATTGTATTTAATTGTATTTCTTTAAAATTGTTTCAGGTATAAGAATAGTTTTGTAATTTTCAAGCTTTTTATAACATTTATTAATAGTAACTTCACTAATTTTACTAACATTATTGATTGATGATTTTGTAATATTTAGATTACAAACCTGCGATATAAAATAAATTATACCTCCAGCAATAGAATGTGGCGTATTTTCAGGTATTAATTTAAGTTGTTCTATTTTAAAAGCAACAAATTTACATAAGTTTGTAAGCTCATTATTAATATTTAATTTACTGCAAAATCTCTCAATAAATGATGACGGGGTAGTTTGACTTAATGATGTAATATCCTCATTTAATGTACTATTATGTTCTATTTCATTAATAATTGTAAGAGCGTTTTTACATCCTTTTGTAGCACTCGCATTATCTAAATTGAATATGTCAGCTATTTCCTTGGCGGTTCGTGGATAATTATTAATCCTACAAGAAATATAAATTGATGCCGCAATAATTCCATCGCGATTAAGACCCCGGTAAGTCTTTGTTTCCGATATTTTTTTATGAAGTCGCATTGCTTCATCAATAATAATTTTTGGAATACCCGAATTTTGAGATATATTTGAAATTAATTGAAATTCATCATAGCGCGACTTTTCTTTATATGGCATAGCTTGCCAATCAGTATATCTGCGGATTTTATGCATTTCATAACTTGATTTACCTGGGCACAATACTTTGCAACTATACGAAGACTCTTGTAATAACGGATTAATAGGCATACCACAACGTGTAGGGTCTGAATGACTATTATCATCTGCCCCATAAAATCGCCATTCAGCAGTTTGATCTAAATTATCTTTATAAATAAGACCACAGCAAATATTGGAACATGTTAAAAATCCATCTTCACCTATAAATAATGAATTACTACAATTAGCACACAGATTATCACTTGTAAGCATGTCTTTTTCTTTTGTATAAACACATTCAAAGTCAGGCTTCTCTTTATATTCTTCATCAAAAATAGTCCATAATTTTTTATTTGAATTTTCTTTTAATTTAATTTTCCTTGTTTCTTGTTTATTTGATTTTTGTGCTTTATTTATATTATTATCAACATTTAATTGTAGTGACATTTATACTCTCAATTATTTAATAAATTACTTTTAAACTAATTTGTTTCAATTATATAATTTAATATATTTTTATTTATTATATTATATAAGAGTATATAATGAATTTCTTAACAGATATTTTTGATACTTCTAATAAAACACATGATGAATTTAATACATTTATAAATAAGAAATTTACATTCTTTTTAAACAATTCTAATTTATTATTAAATTTTGTTTCAGATTTTGAAGACTACAAAAATGGTAATATGCAAAATGGTAAAAATAAATGTAATGAATGCGAGAACCTATTTATTTTAACAACAGATATTTTTGAGAAATATTTTAATAAAATTAGTGTTCCATACAATATAAATATTGCACAAGAAAATTCAAATTCTAAAACAAATTACAAGGATAAAGTTTTGTATTTTTTTGATATGAAAGACTTAAAAAAAATATTAAATGCTCAAAATTTAGAAAATTCTAGCTCTGATTTAACACTATTTAATAAAAAAAGATTATTATGTAAAATTATTTCTATAAGTTTTATTAAGATTTATATTATTGTTAAAAGTATATATCAAACCTTTAATATTTATAATTCATTACTCAATAACAATCAATCAGACCCAGAATTTAGAGCTATTGAAGCTAGACCTGTTATAGAAGCTAGACCTGTTATAGAAGCTAGACCTGTTATAGAAGCTAGACCTGTTATAGAAGAACCCAGACCTGTTATACAAGAACCTAGACCTGTTATAGAAGAACCTAGACCTGTTATAGAAGAACCTAGACCTGTTATAGAAGAACCTAGACCTGTTATAGAAGAACCTAGACCTGTTATAGAAGAACCTAGACCTGTTATAGAAGCTACACAAGAAGAAGCTACACAAGAAGAGACTATTGAAGAGGCTAAACAAGAAGAAGCTAAACAAGAAGAGACTAAACCTCTTGATGAAGAAAATAAAAATAAAAATACTCAAGAAAATCAAAATGGAGGTAATATGTTTAAAGATTTATTTAGTAAATATATAACTGGCAAAAAAGAAACAGATAGTCCTAGAAACATAAGTGAAGTAACTATTAGTATAGATAAGAATTCAGCTCCAACTCCATATCCAAGTTCAGCTCCAACTCCATCAGAAGAAAATACAAAATTACAACTGTCTAGTAATATATTTTATTCAATATTTGTTATTTTGCTTGATAATAGCGAAAGCGAACAACTTTCCTCTAATAATTTTAATTCTAAATTTTTAATGAAAAATTTAGATAAAATGGATAATGAAACATTTGCAAAAAAATTACCTTTAGTCATAAAACATATTTGCCATTCGCACATATTTTTAGATGATTTTTTAGGAGAAAGCTGTCTATTATTTAGAGATGATAATTTTAAATTTTTGAAATTTGAAACATCAGATACTGAACATACAGAAGCAACACAATTCATAGAAGAAGTAGATAAAGATTTTGAAGAGCTAGATAGATTTATAGAAAAAAAACATAAACTTTTTGAAAAATCGTTAAATAGAGAGAATAAGGAACCATTATTAAATTACTGTAAAATAGCTAATTCTATAAGCTTTGCAAATTATAAACTTTTCAATAAAATTAAAGCAAATTTAAAAATAATGATAAAAAACTACTTTAGCGCTCGAACTAATTTATATACTAATATTGTAAAAGAAATTTTTGTTTTTGATAAAAAATCTAATGATATTATAAGCTTAAATAATAAATTAACATACAAATATATTACAGATATTAGTAAGAAAGCTAAAATAATATTGTTGGATTTACATATAACTATTTTTACATCATTAAATACTATATTAACTGATATTGTTAATGAAATTAATGTTATGAAAAAAACTGAACGTCCACCAACTGAAAGTCAACCAACTGAAAGTCAACCAACTGAAAGTCCACCAATTACAAGTCCCCCATTATATGAATATAATGCTATAAATCCATATGAAGGTCAACAAACTTTAAAAGGCGGTAAAACAAAAAAATACAAAAAAAGGAAAAGAACAAGAACAAGAAGAAGAAGAAGAACAAACAAGACATTCAAATAATAATATTTTAATTAATAAAATTGATTTCTTATAACTATTTTTTAAATAATTATAAGAAGTTATAATGTTTTCAAATAACACTCTCTATATTCCAGATTATGTTGTATATGAAGATATTCCTACTATTATTAAATATTTTCATTATTATAATATTGCTAAAGTTAAAAAAGTAGAAGTATTTAAGCATCATGAGCCTGAATACTATGTTGAAGATAGATACAATTATGGTTTTGCATTGATTGAAATTGATTATTACTATGATAATCAAGGAGCTCGTAATTTCTATAAGACTATTGAAAATAAGAAAGGCATTATTGTGTATGATGATCCCAAATTTTGGGAAGTTCAGTTTAGTCCATTCGAACAAGATAAAACCAATCTTATAGTTAGTCAGACTAATGACTTACAATATTCTTCAGATGAAGAATGTTATTATAGTAATGAAGAACTAGAACATAGTGACCCAAAAACTATTGATTATAAACCAGTTGATGATTTTAATTATGATAGTTATGAAAAAAACTTTGATAGCTTTAAGAAAAAACAAAGTTGGAAGAAGCAAAAAATAAATGATCAGCTATATGAAATTAAAAAATGCATTAATAATATTAGTAATAAACATGACAAACTACTAAAATTATTACTTATTAACAATAACTTAAAAACTAAAAATCAAAAAAACAGAGATTATAAGAATACTTGGTCAAGGCGTCTACGTATTAAATCAGATTAATTAATTGTTTAATTGTTTAATTCTTTATAAAAATTATCATCTTCATTAATAGGTGTGTCTTTACAACATCCATATGTAGTGCGATGCCATTTGCTAATTCCATACTTTTTTATTCCTTCAATATGTTTAGACGTTCCATAACCCTTATTATTTAAAAGTCCATAATAAATATCTAATTTAGGAAAATTAGAACACATCTCTTTAATATATTTATCATGTTCTACTTTTGCCAATATAGATGCTGCCGCAATTGAACAATATTTATTATCTCCACCTTCAATTAAAACGTGATTTAATTGCTTAATAATATTGGTTGATTCGCAATAATAAGTAAAAGGTTTAAAATCATTGCCATCTATTAATAAATAACATATTTCATTTGAGCAAACGTTACTATTTTTTTCATAGTATCTGTTCAAAATTATTTTAACCGCTTTATGCATAGCACTTAAAGTTGCTTGTCTAATATTTATAGAATCTATTATTTTTTCATCTTCATAAGAAACAGCCCAAAATAATGCATTATTTTGTATATAGTCAGCGACCTCAATTCTTTTATTTTCAGAAGTAAATTTTTTACTATCTTTTAATAATTCATATTTAAATTCATTATTAATAGGTAATACAACTGCTGCGCTATAAACTCTTCCAAATAGCGGACCTCTACCTGCTTCATCAATACCTATTTCCATAATAGCACTATTATTATATTTTTTTTCGAGACATTGTTTAGAATTTTTAACTTTTAACATTTAAAATTATATAGAATTTTTATTATATTTATTATATAATAAATAAATATGACTTTCAATTTTAAAAAAAATTTATTAATTATTGTATTAATGATAATTGTACTATTATCAACTATAGTTTATATTAATATACAAAATATTAAAGAAACATTTATATCAAATAGAATAGATAGCATTAATATTATTCCTGAAACTAACGATACAAGTTATAACTATTATAAATTAAATACAACTGCTTTCAACTATGTTATAAAAAATATTGATATGAATTCTACTAATGTAAATAATTATTTAAATCTTGTTAAAACGGTTTCGGGAGATAATTTTAGAGACCAAACTAATAGAACAATAAAAGATTTTTTTAAATCTAATAAAGCACTAGTAGGACATTTTAAAGATAATAATACTGTGGCATTATATAATATTATATTGCCCAATATTACATTAGATATAACCTCGGTTATAAAATCCACAACCGACACTAATAGTATATATATATTACTGCTTGAAAATTCTGGAAATTTATACGATTTAAGCAATAATAAATTATCTACTACTATTAAAATTAATAATGTAGAGATTATTAAATCTGGTGTATTTCAAGAAACAAAAACACCAGAAGCAAAAGTAGCAGAAGCAAAAGAAGCAAATAGTATAGCTTCAATTGGTGATATAAACTTTTCAGGGCTATTTGGAAACACTAATGGATTAAAAGGTATGAATAATGAACTATTTCTATATTTATTAAATCAAGGATCTTTTGGTTCTTCATATGTTCCGCCTATATATAATAATTTTGAAACAGCAATGAATTTAGCATCAAATCCAATAGTAAATCCTGTAAATTCGATGAACCCTTTAGAATATTCCCAAACACTTTTTGGTCCACAAGTAACACCTATGATGTCTAAAAATGCTTATATGAATAGTG